CCAAGCATGAGGCATACAAATCCCCGTCCGGGATCGAATTTGGAGGGGGAGCTTTTCCTCAGCTGGTTGCATGGAAAGAGAGAAGCCTCACTAACGGAGGTAAGTTACTCATCATGGAATGGCGATCCCCCCCCTGACGGGGGGGAGGCGCGGAGCGCCTTGCCCCAACTTCATCCCATTTCTGCTCTCCGAGGGCAAAAGAACTTGCAAGCAACGCCTCGCCGGCGGGCATACTGCAGGTCTGAACTTGTCTGACGTAATCACTAGGCAACAGAGTTGGACGAAGACCAAGAGGAGTGGTACTTTACGGCCCAACCAGAACGGGAAAAACAACATGGGCACGATCACTAGGGACCCACATATACACAGTGGGCCTAATCTCTGGCGAAGAACTGATGAAAGCGCCAGAGGTAGAGTACGCTGTGTTTGACGATATGCGAGGGGGAATCAAATTCTTCCCTGCATACAAGGAATGGTTTGGGGCGCAAGAATACGTAACAGTGAAACAACTGTACAGGGACCCCAAACTAGTGAAGTGGGGCAAACCATGCATATGGCTAAGCAACACGGACCCTCGACTGGAAATGCAACCAGACGAGGTTTCATGGTTTGAAGGAAACTGCGATTTCATTGAAGTTGGGGCACCTATTTTTCGTGCCAATACGCCGTAGCAGTAGCATCAATCCTCAACAAATCTGTGCTGGTACCCTGCGCACCAGCAGCAAACAAATCCAAAATGTAGACATTCCCAACACCTCTCTTATCGTCGACAGAAAAAGGTGAAGAACCCTCGTCTCCACCAGTCTCATCATCATCATACACAAGATTCTTGTTTATAGGAATCCACCTCTTAAACTGCCGGTAAATACCATTCGCATTACCGGAAGACAAAGCATGCCGCTTATCGGAAATGAGATCGACACGACGATTGTCGACAGGGGCTGTAAAAACATTGCTCCAATCAACGCCGGAAGCCCCACGGAACAAGATATTGAAACGCTCAACCCCTGTAGTAGACGCATTGTTGATCGTCTGATCGTTCCAGAAACGGCCATACCCACTGCTAGACTCCACATACGGGTCAAGGGTGCCTAGCGGGTCGGGAGAATCCGGAACCTGTTCATTAAACGGCGCACCGACTGCGCGATACGCAAAGACAATCCTGCGCCAATACCAGGGTACCCCACTGCTGGTCTCCATATCCAAAACTTCCTTAACGCCTCGCCAATAACAAGTAGTCGCAGTACGAGCTGACTCGTTGGCAACACCAGCAACTGTACTCCGATCCTCGGAATCAAGAACCCGAGCAGTGGGGCACCAGAAAAACACTCCAAGAGAATCTCCGCGAACATAAGCAGGACCGACTGCGGGAGCACGTTGCTGACCGGCCGCATCGGAATTAGAAAATGACAACATCGTGTCACGCTTCTTTCGACTCGTTATGTTTAGTATCGCCTTCTTTGACGTCCGGGTGCTGCGACGCCGGACGAATTTGCGCGTCCTCCGAGAGCGTGGCATCCTGCCGGACGAGCGGTAAGACCTTCTCCCGGAACGTGCGGTTCGTCTTTTTACCCGTAACCATGATGAACGGGGCTTCGCGAACGCCATTGGTGGAATTATCGGACATTGGGGGAAAATCGCGCAACTGCGTCCGATAACGGAGGGGGCGCGGCCTACTTATAGACGGGCTGTCACCCGTCACCTGTGCTATAACATTACTTTCGCACAGGTGACTGAGGGGACAAACATGTCATGCCAAATTTCGCCTTCAACGCTCGATACGCCCTACTCACGTACCCCCAATGTGGAGATCTCGACCCATTCCATATTGTCAACCATATCAGTTCACTTAAAGGCGAATGCATTATCGGCCGGGAACGACACGCTGATGGCGGTACTCATCTCCACGCTTTTTGCGACTTTGGACGAAAACTGCAGTCCCGACGATCCGATCTATTTGATGTGGACAACCGCCACCCAAACATTAGCCCTTCAAAAGGAACTCCGGAAAAAGGCTGGGACTACGCGTGTAAGGATGGAGACATTGTCGCGGGAGGACTGGAGAGACCCAGCCCAAATGGCCATAGGTCACACGCGGATCGCTGGGCTGAGATCATCAATGCTAGCTGTGAGCGAGAATTTTGGGACCTGGTTAGAGAACTGGACCCAAAGGCACTTTGCACCCAATTCCCAAGTCTACGCAAATATGTGGAATGGAAATATGCACCCAAGCATGAGGCATACAAATCCCCGTCCGGGATCGAATTTGGAGGGGGAGCTTTTCCTCAGCTGGTTGCATGGAAAGAGAGAAGCCTCACTAACGGAGGTAAGTTACTCATCATGGAATG